TAATATGCCAAAGGACGCCTGCTATAGAAAAGTTAAAGCATCGTACGATGTCTTTCCATCGGCAAGGGCTTCACAAGCCATTGCTAAATGTCGAAAGGGGTCAGGTGTTGTGAGAAAGACTGAAGCAGGTAGTAGTTTGAAAAGATGGGAGAAAGAAAAGTGGCAGGATACCAAGAGTGGTAAAGCCTGTGGTGCAGGTGGTAGCAATGAATATTGCAGGCCAACAAGAAGAGTGTCTTCAAAGACACCAAAAACAAAATCGGAAATAAGTCCTTCTAAACTTGCCTCCAAGAAAGCTGAGAAGTCAAGAGTTGGTATGGGTAGAAGAGTTTCAAATATTTAAAATCTAATCAAATGCAACAGCAACAAAAAAGTAAAGGTCTTGGCGATACCATTGAGAAAATCACAACTGTTACCGGCATTAAGAAGGTAGTAGAAACTGTAGCAAAAGCAGCAGGAAAAGATTGTGGTTGCAAGGAACGCAGAGACGCATTAAATAGAGCATTTCCTTATCAAGATAAAAAATAAAAAATATGTCAGTTTTTAAAACAACATTTTCAAGAGCATTAAGGGTTATCCCAACTGATAATGCTAATATTCCATACCCTGCAGAAAGTGCAAGTGGAACTAATACTTCTGTAGCTGTAGCCTCTCTTGTAGATTCTGCTGCTACTTTTGTAACAAACAACGTAGCAACAGGTGACATCGTGTACAATACAACTGATGGAACGGCAGCAACAGTACTTGTTGTGGTTAGTGAGACAACATTGTTGTTAAACGCTGACATCTTTACTGCAACTGCTAAAGCATATGTGGTATATACTGCAAGTTCTCAAACATCAAATGGCAATCCGGGTTGTTTCTTATATGTTGGCGGTGCAGGTAACGTTAGAGTTACAACAATCGGTCAAGATATAATTACATTCACAGCAGTTCCTGTTGGCACAGTATTACCTGTTCAAGTAGTAAAGATACACGGTTCAGGTAGTGGTACAACAGCAACTCTTATTAACGCACTTTGGTAAAATAAACAGCTATGGCAAAAGCAATAAATAGTAGTTCTTATATTAAAAAGCCTAAAAAAAGAGGCGTAGCTGCTAAAACGCAGACAAGTACTAACAAAGCAAGCAAGCTGTATAAAAAACAATATAGAGGGCAAGGACGATGAAATATATACAATACCTAATAGCATCCATACTTTTATTATTTGCACCGATTCACGGATTGTTAATAGCCGTGGCATCAGCAATAATGCTTGATACCTTCACAGGAATATTTAAGTCAATTAAGTTAAATGGATGGAAAAGCGTGAGAAGTAGAAAATTATCAAACATAGTAAGTAAGATGTTGTTGTATGAGGTATGTGTGTTATTCTTATTCTTGATGGATAAGTTCCTTTTGAATGAATTTATAAAGCACGCATTTGGATTTGACTATATGTTCACCAAGATATGTGCTATCTTACTTATGTTCATTGAGCTTGTATCTATAAAAGAGAATGTTGAAGAGGCTTTTAATGTTGATATATGGAAGATGCTTAAAAAATTATTAAATAGAGCAAAAGAAATAAAGACGGACATCAACGATATAAAATGAAAGACCAAGTTACTTTAGATAGAATTAAACTGCTTCATCCAAAACTACGAGATGAGGCAGTCTTGTTATATGACGAGATTTGCAAGTCATTGACAGGCAAGGCAAGGTGTAGATTCACTCATACTCTTAGAACATTTGCCGAGCAAGATGCATTATACGCTCAAGGTAGAACCAAAAAAGGTTCTAAGGTTACGAATGCCAAGGGCGGTCAGTCATATCATAACTATGGATTGGCTATTGACATTGCCTTATTGGTTGACAAGGACGGCAATGGCAGCTTTGAGACAGCAAGTTGGGATACCAAGACCGACTTTGATGGAGACAAGAAGGCTGATTGGCAAGAGATTGTGGCTATATTTAAAAGATATGGCTATGAGTGGGGAGGTGATTGGAAGTTTGTAGATGCTCCTCATTTTCAAAAGACATTCAGCAAGTCCATTATGGAACTTCAGCAACTACATAAAACCGACAAAGTAGATAAAAACGGCTTTGTTTTAATTTAATACCTATGGGGAAATACATTATATTGGCGTTATTTATTCCCCTTTTATTCTCTTGTGCAGCAAGAAAGGTGGCTGTAACTAAGACCCAAACAGAAACTTATACAGATAGCGTTGTCGTTGAAAAGAAAGACAGCGTAAGCGTTCAGCAGAACGCTATTGTCATAATTGATAGTAGTGAAGAGGTTGAGGTGACGCCTATTGATACGGCCAAGCCTATTATTATTGGGGAGACCAAGTACTTTAATGCCAAGGTTAAAATAAAGAAAGCACGAAGACACCTTGTGGATTCGTCTAAGATAGTAGTGATTCAATCTAATGAGAAGCAGCTTTCTGTTAAAAAAGAAGTAAAACAAAAGGTTTTTGACAAGAAAGTTGACAAGAAAGCAAATATTCTATTTTATGTGTGGTTAATGCTTATACCTATTTGTCTTTGGCTTATATGGAGATTCGGAAGAAAATGATAATTTTTATTTACTATATTTGTACAAATTAAAAAATCAAATTAAATGGCAAACTTAACAGCAGAAGAATTAGACTTTATTAAGACAGGTTCAGCAGAGTACACTAAGATTAAAATCGGTCTCGGAGAACTTGAATTGCAAAAACAAGGGTTAATCAAACAGGCTAATAGTATTATTGAAGCCTTTACTAACAATGAGAAAGTTCTTATTGAGAAGTATGGTGCTGACTCAGTAATTAATATGCAAACGGGAGAGGTGACTCAAAAAGAAAAGCAAAATGGGAAAAATTAATTCGTATCCTACCAATGCGACACCGCAGTTAAATGATAAACTTGTAGGTACAAGAGTTGGTAATTCACCTGCAAATGCAACCTACAACTTTACTCCGGCAGAGTTGTTAGCTTTATTTGAGGCAAACTTTAACGCTGCGGCTATTGTGATTGCTGATGTTCCTGTATATGCAGATAACGAAGCAGCTTTATTAGCCGGGTTAACAGAGGGTCAGATATATAGAACAGGAGACAATTTGAAAATAGTGCATTAAAAAATTTTATAGCGGATGTCAAAGATTAGTACATACGAAGTCGCTCCCGTACCTAAATTGGCTGACAAGCTAATTGGTACAAGCGTTGGTGGTGAAATAGAAGACGTAACGTATAACTTTACGCTGCAAGAATTGTTAGATGTATTTCTTCCTGTCATACCTGCAAATAACTTGCAGGGTGTTTTGGATTATGGCAATACGGCTACGCAAGATATTAATCTATTTGGTACCATTACTACTACCAATCTTGAGGTAACAGATACCGCAAATTTCTTAGATAGTTATTTTGTAGGAGAAACACATATAGTAGGTGGGCTTTTTGATTCAGAAGATTCAATTGGATTAGCAGGTCAGGTGCTTACAAGCACAGGAGAATTTGTAGAATGGGTTACCCTTCCTCCAATTTTTACTCCTAATTTACAACAAGTATTAGATATTGGTAACACTTCTGATACGGGTATTATATTAGATGCAGGTCTTGAGGCGTTAAACGTTGATACAGATACTGCAACAATCAATACCAATATTACAATTGATGGTACTATTACAGATGGAGATGCTTCTGTAGGAGCAACAGGTACTGTGCTATCAAGCACAGTTACAGGCGTTAAATGGGTGGCATTACCTGTTTACTCTGCAACATCACCATTGTTATTTAATAGTGCAACGGGCGTATTTAGCATTCAGCAAGCAACAAATTCTCAAAGTGGATATTTAAGTAGTTCTGATTGGATTACATTTGATGGCAAGCAAAATGCCGGTAATTATATTACTGCATTAACAGGTGAAGCCACAGCAAGTGGTCCGGGCTCAGCAAGTGTTACACTTAGTAACGCTGCTGTAATAGGAAAAGTACTTACAGGATTCAATCCAACAGCAGGAACAATCAATGCTTCTGATAGTATATTAACTGCATTTGGTAAGACTCAAAGTCAAATCAATGCGTTAGTTGGTGGCGTTCAATACCAAGGTGTATGGAATGCAAGCACAAACGTACCTACTTTAGTAAGTAGCGTAGGTGTTCAAGGTCATTATTATGTTGTAAACGTAGCAGGTAATACTAACTTAAATGGTATTACTGATTGGCAAATTGGCGATTGGGCTATATTTAGTGAAAGTGTTTGGCAGAAAGTAGACAATACTGAATCGGTTACATCCGTAAATGGATTCACAGGAGCAGTTAGTCTTACGACTGACAACATTCCCGAAGGGACAACTAATTTATATTTTTTAAATAGTAGAGCAAGAACTGCATTGAGTTTTGCAGCAGGAAGTGGTGCTTATAACAACGTATCAGGTGTTATTACTATTCCTACTGATAATAGTCAAATCTTAAATGGAGCAGGATATATTACACTTGGTTCGCTAAGTGCTTCATCTCCATTGGTATATAATAACTTAACAGGTGCGTTTAGTATTCCTAAAGCAACAACATTAGTAGATGGATATTTAAGTGCTACTGATTGGACTACTTTTAACAACAAACAAAATTATTTAGGCGGAACCGGTTTAGTTAAATCTACTGCCGGAACCATTACATATATCACTGATAACTCAGGCAATTGGAATACAGCTTATGATAGAAGTATTGTAAGTGCTGCAGTTACAGGAACAACAACAAAGACATTAACGCTTAACGAGCAAGATGGTAATACAATTACTGCATCTTGGACTGATTTAGACACGGGATTAACTTCTATAGGTGTAAGTATGCCATCAGCATTTAGTGTGGCAAATAGCCCATTAACTTCAAATGGCACGATTGCAGTTACAGGTGCGGGTACAAGTCTTCAGTATATTGATGGAACAGGAGCCTTGCAAACATTCCCGGGATTAACAGGATTTGTTCCTTACACAGGAGCAACAACCAATGTTGACTTAGGAGAGTTTGGAATTTCTTCAGGGTATTTCCAAGCTGACTTGACACCAATAGGTGCATTGCAAGTTGGACGTATGCAGTGGAATGCTACTGAAGGAACAATGGACTTAAGATTGATGGGTAACAATGTTACACTTCAAATTGGACAAGAAAATGTTACAAGAGTAGTAAATAAATCAGGAATTGATTTGCTTGAGGCAAACTATCAAGTTGTTCGTATAAGAAAGGTAGCAGAAGGTGGAGCTCAAGGTCAACGTCTTGCTGTTGTATTAGCTCAAGGAAATAATGAGAATAATAGCACAGAGGTATTAGGTCTTGTTACTGAAACAATTAATTCAAACCAAGAAGGTTTTATTACAAACTTTGGCGAAGTTAAAGGTATCAATACTACAGGTTCAATTCAAGGAGAAACTTGGGTTGATGGAGATGTAGTTTATTTATCTGCAGTTACTCCGGGTCAATTAACAAATATTAGACCAATAG